CGTCAAGATCGGTAGTGTCTGCTGAATACGCTGAGCCTCCCGCAATCACGTCGAGTATAACGAGATCGTTCATCTTTACGGTAAGCTGCTGCCTCGGCATCATCAGTCGAGGCCGAATGGCATTGAAAATCTGCGGCGTCGTGTTTCCGTCTGTAGAATCTGGCCCCACAATAAAGGCCGGTCCCCAATTTCCTGATGTATTTCCCGGCGAATCGCCTTGTTGTTGAAATGTCCGATGGCAAATCCCCTGGAATCGCATGTGAATGCGACGGTACAGCAAGTCCGTTCCACTCGAATCGTAGACAGCTTCTTCCGTCCACTCGCGCGTAACGACATTATGAAGTTCAACATTGTTGTATATGACGACCGTTGCCATTACGCCAGTTCTCCCGGCATGAGTATATGCGGTTTATTTCGTTGGTTAATCATATTCTGCGTCAAGTCGCCACGAATGTGCTTGGCTAAATCGTGAAATGCGTCAGACTTTTCCTTGTCTTCCTTGGTTTCAGATTCAACATTTCCCTCCGCCTCCCTTAGCTCTTTTCTGAGTCTCGCATCTTTATCGAGTTTTGTCTTGCGTTTTTTCCATGGCTCATTGTTGATGCGTTCTTCAATCGCTTTCCTTCGTTCCTCTCGTCTTCGCTTGGATGTTTCAAGGTTTTTCTCTCTTAGATCGGGATCGCCCGGATCGTTTGCACGCTCTCCCACAAAAGCATCGTTTTGATGGATTCTTCTAAATTCTTCATCGCGTGCTGCTTTATCTCGACCAGGATGAAGTTTGGCCCAATCCGATCGACGTTTTATCATCGCTTCGGTATGGTCGAGTTCTTTGTCATTCTTGTTTTCGTCACCAGGAAACGGCATGGCGAGATTGCCAACCGCTCCAGCTATGGGTGCGGCTCCATGCTCAAATGTCGCGCCTGCTCCGCCTGCCATATGCGGAGCGTTCAGTCCCATCATGCCGGCGTTCATTTGGTTGGCAAGGTTGCCAAAATTCGGCGGATTTTTATGAAGATTAAGATTCTGTTTTTGAGGCTCGCCTAAAATCATTGACTCAGTAATTTTGCCAAAGACGCTTAGCTTTTCCTTTCTTTCCTTTTCTTTTTGCTCCTTGGATGTAAATAAGTCCCCAAAGAAAGACTTTCTTGGGTCTTCAACCACGGCGGAGAATACACTACCAACTCCCTCAACAACATGCGAAGCTACCTTACCGATCCAATTTTTTACGTTTTGCTTTGCTATATTAAAAGGCATCCATGCGCGCTCTGCATCTGCCTGTGCTTCCGTGGCCCGCCTAAGAGAATCGGCTGTCCCTGCGGCCATTTGCTGTTCATTGATGCCTTGCTGTCGGTCAAGGGCTGCAAATGCTGCATTCGTACTTGCCGTATAAGAACGAAGCGGACGCGATTGATCGTTAATCCGCTCGGCAAATCCCTGTAGCGCTTTGGAAACTCCGTAGATAGCCATGCCAATCCCAATAGGGGCAGTGACCGCTCCCGCCACCCCCATTGCCGCTGCCCCGCCACGAACTAACAGGCCGGCTCCCATTGCGCCCTGCCCGGCCGCTCCCGCCGCTCCGGGCACGCCGGCCGCGTTCGCTGTTCCACTTAGTTTGCGGAATATGCCGCCGACACTTTTCCCTAGCCAACGCGCAATGCTCTCTGTCGGCGATTGCTGGATGGCTGGGTCGTCAATTCCTCCTTGCGTTCCGGGCGTCACGGGTGAGCGTGTTCGCGGGGACGGCGGCGGTCCCTTTTTCAATCCTGACAGCATGGATGTAATACTGCGGGCATTACCCGATCCGGCAGGCAATCCGCTGAGTACGTCAAAACCGCCGCCTCCCCCTCCCGAGCCACTACCGCCTCGTTCGGCTGCCATCCTGGCGGCTTTGGCTTCCTCGTGCGTGGCTTGCGAAATTCCGACCAACGACCCCATCGCTCGGCCAAGCGAGTGCAGCAATTCGGCGAGGAAGGACGGGTTTTGGTTTGCCATGTTATCTAGTCGGAGTAGGCCATCTCGTATTCGGCTCGTGCCGACATAAGGTTGTAAATCGCCTGGGCATCGTCGGGGTCGTCATATTCAACTGCAAGATATTCGACAGGAACGACCGGGTAGCGGGCATCGCGGATAGCGCGTAGAAGCAGGTAAGCGCGTTGCGTCTTCGTGCGTTCCTGATTGAGCCACAATCCGAGAAGCAATTCATAATCTCGCGTCGGTCCTCCTGGAAGATTGAGGGCCTCTATGCCGTAGATGGCTGCGAGATCGGCCCAAGGTTGCACTTTTTTTTTACATAATCCAGATAGTCGTTCAAGTCAGCGAACAGATTCAGCAATTCGGGATCAGTCAAACCTTTTTCTGTCTCGCTATCGTATCTCTGCACTCCAAAGACGCGGCAAATCAGATCAATTAGCAGTGTCGTGGCCGGCTCCTCCCACTTTTCCACCATTGGGCCAATTGTATCAAAGTCGATTGTCTTTTCGCTGACTACTTCTCGATACACCCGAAATGGATCAATAGCAACAATCTTTGTTCCATTCCAGTAGCGAAACAACAACCGATCCTGATTCCATCGCTCGATGTTGCTTTGTTTTTTCCGCCTGAAAAACATAATGAACTCTTTCGTTAGTTACGCCGTTGCCGTGTTGTATAGCACGCCGACCGTAGCTCCATTGCCGGCCACTGGTGCCTTGAAGCACTCAAATTCGCAAATGAACCTGGAATACTTTGTCCCCGCATTCATTTCGATCGGCGTGCGAGCCACTACCGCGCATGGGAAGTTTTTCACATCAGCAGTGTTTACGACTCCCGTAATGGGATCGACCGGCTTAATGGTCAATCGCATATAGTCGGCATTGGCAAAGATTAGCCGACCTGGCGTTTTTGCCGCTCCCGGTGTGCCGCCCGGCGCTCTCGATGCGATTGTGTTGGCAACTGTGCCGTCCCACTTGGTCATTTCCAATCGGACGCGGGCCGTTTCGCCGAGCATCTGGATTTCAACTGGCGGCCCTTCATCTCCGCCGTTCTCGTCGCCGGGGACGTTTATGGTGTGGCCTTCAAATGTCATATTCGCGCCATTTTGCGTGTAACCGAAGAAATATCCACCGACCCAGATTTCAGCAAGTCCGGCAACGTGAACAACAGCAAGGGGATTGATCGCCATAGTGAAAACTCCTTATCCTCGTCCGATCGGTAGGCGTTGGGCCACTGAGGGGAAGAAATTGCGTGTTCGTGATGGGAGTAGGTTAAGATTTTGATAGTCAATGGCGGAGGGACCATCTACAGATGGAAGTCCGGCCGCTCGCTTGTTGGAATCATCAAAAAGGCGCTCTCCGCGCCGCAGTCGGTCTAGATAGTCTTCCGCCTCCTTGCGAATCGCCTGCCAGTATTCCGAGCCATACTTTTCCGGTCGCCGACGAACCAACGACACCATACCGAGCGAGCACACCAACAGCTTCAGTAGGTATAGCGTGTTTCCCGTCAACGCAGTTAAGTCCAGCGGCGTATAGAGGTTACTTACTCCACAAGCCGCCTCTACTTGACCGCTTGCAGCCTGCATGATCGCAAGCAGCTTTGTGTCCGTTCGTGGGTCGCCTGCATAGTTGCCGTCGTCCGATAGCAGGTCCTTGACCGTCCCCTCGTCAGAGAAAGCCGTAAGATCGTCGTATGTGGCATACGCAGTAGTCACGGGCTAGCCTGGGTAAAGTGGAGTTGCGTCGTAGAGAATGCCGAAGGTAATCGGCTTTGTTGAAGATGTCGGATCGGTGGTACTCATCGTTCCGGACACGATAGTCTTATCCTTCAACGGATTAGTGAGCGCCTGAGTTTCTGCCCACGATAGGCCGCCTGTTGGCACAAGTTCAAAGTCGTTGGCCGTTCCGTCGCCTTCCACCAAGCAAACAAGGCTTCGGATGGTTGCCGCAGCAACGACTGCCGCAAGGCTATTACCGACAAAGGCAACACTCAAAGCAACTTGGACACAAAGCAAAACGGTCGTATCGGAAGGTGGCAGATCATCACCCGATCCACTGCTAAGGGCCACGCTGTTATCTGTGACCGCCGCCGTCATGCCGTGCCGAATACCATCAGCCCAATACACGTCAATCAAGTCGTCGTCTTGAATCGTATGGGTTGCCGGCATATCGGCCGTACCTGTGCTTGCGCTGGCGTATGTCCAGCCAGTGGCGGTCATTCCGGCCGTTAGGTCTGGATTCGTCAGAAACTCAGTATTGGCCGTGACCGGGGTATCCCACGAAAGGTCATTGCCTGCGGCCTTGCCGCCGCCTTTGATTGTCCAAGTGGGCATGTTCTTTGTCCTTTCGCCTATGTTAAGCCGCGCGGAGGACGGCCGGCGGGCGGATTCCGGCCGTCCTCAAGTTACGCGCAGGAAGTAAGCTAGCTCGCGTTCGTGAACAACACGCCAGACGACGGGGCAACCGTGTAGGCTCCGATGTTCTCGACCACGCGAATCACTTGGTAACGGTTGTTCGCGTCCTTCAGCGTCTCGACGGTCATTTCCTCGGCCGCGAACAGGCAGTGCGTGGCGAAGTTGGGCGAGTCGGCGACACCGACCAGTCCACCGGGTCGCGCGCACATAAACGGCGTGGCGGTCGGAAGGATCGGCGTGACGGCTCGGGTCGCGCCCTTTTTGGACGTGACCTTGTACGTGGCTTCGACCACGATCGGGTAGCCGTACAGCTTATCCGGCAGGCCAAACAGAACGTTTTTGCCGGGCAGTTCGCCGCGAACCTGAGCCAAGGCGTCGGGCGAGTGCTTCAGGTAATCGACGATCTCCTGACACTCGGACATCTGGGCGGCAAGAACCGGCGAGATAACCACGATCAGGTCATTCATCCGCACGCCGTTCAGGGTATCTTGCAATACCAATTGGGCGGCGGCATTCAGCGAACGCTTAATGTCTTGTCGGGCCGTTGTAGACTCGGCCCACGAGCCGCTATTCCCGCTGATCGCGGTCACGTCAAGAACGTGGGTCGCGTCGTAATTGCCGGTCGTCACGGCAGATGTGATGGCCAACTGGGTACGCGCGGTCATGGCTTGACGGGCCTTGATGCTCGCGTGCTGGGCCGTTATGTTCCAACTGGCCTGGTCGATGGTCAGATCGCCAAGCCGAACCGGAAAGGCTCGCCGCTGTGTGCGGTAAGTCTGAAACTCAAACGATTCGGCCCCGTCGTCGCCCTTCGGCGCGTCGGATCCGTCCGGCCAAGCGAAGTTGCTCAGGTCGGTCTGTTGAATCCGACCGGCCTCCTCGATGGTCATTTTGAGGTAAAGGCCAATCGTCTTCTTCGTGGGGATGATCTGTACCCACTCGTTGATGGCGAAGTCCTTAATGTTGCGTGCAAAATCCACAACCAACTTGCCGGATGCGGCATGGTCGGGAACGAACGTATTGGAACTTGATGGATAGGCGGCAGTCATTTACGAGATTCCTTGTTTTTGTCGGGTGATTTGTTGGTTAACTCGTTGGGTTAGGCGTGATAGATTACGCCCGGTTGCACGAGCATTCGGATTTTCTGGCCGCTCACGCCGTATTGAAGCGCGATGCCGCCGACGACCTGCTGGCCGGATGTGGCGAGTGGTGCCTGAATGGCTTTGCCGTTCGTGGTGGCGTTTGCCTTGAGGTAGTCGCCGCAGTTGACGGTGCCTCCAAGCTCGATGAGGCACTGCTCGCCAACGCCGAATACCTTGACGTTTTCGCCGGCCACGGCCGCGTAGCCGCTATCCGTGTAGTGCACGGTGTCGGAAGTCGGGAAGAAGTCAGTTCCTTCTTGGCTGACGCCGACGATAGCCTGCTCGACAACGATGTCCTCGATCACCTTGAACGAGTTTGCGTCCGCAGAGGCGGGGTACATTGACACAAAACGGCATGGGTAAATGTTGCCATTGGCAACGGCATCAATAAATGCCATGTTGAGAAGCTCCTAAGTATGAGTGGTCTGGTTCGTGGTTTACTCGGGGATCGGTTGGCCTTTGACTAGGGCGTCCAAAACCAATTCGTAACTTGCACTCTTGCCGGCCTGCTGCCGTTCGTAGCACACGCGAACAGCCTCGTCGGACTTTTCTTTGGTGTACTTTTCCGGCCCCTGACGGACGGAAGGAGGCGGTTGCGAACTGTCAAGCAACTCGTCGGGCACGGGCATCGGTGCGTTGGCACACGTCGGTGTCGCCACTTCGGCGATAAACTCGATGTGTTCCTTAAACTGCACGTCGCTCATCTTGGCGTAGGTCGTTCGCTCGATCTCTTTGGTCAAGTCGAACGCCCGGTGATACCGCATGGTTCGCAACTTTTCCTTGCGGGCCTCGTTGGTACGACCGATGCGGTCGGCTTCCAACTCAGCAAGCTTGGCTTCAAGGGCGGAATACTTCGCCTTCTCGGACGTCTGCGTTTCACCAGAAACGGACCCTTCCGCCGGGACGACAGGGGCATCAACGCTGCCTTCGGCCGGCTGATTCGTGGTCTTGCCGACCACGGTTCCGGCGTCGGCCGCGTATTTCGTCTTGCGACGAGAGCAAAGATAGCGTTCAATGTCTTCCTCGCTCATGTCGTCGAGCTTGGTTTCTTTGTCGCCGTCCTTTTCTTTGGGCTTCGGGTCGGTCGATGCGTCTGCCGAGTGATTGACCTTGTTGAGGTCTTCGGGCAGCTTGGGTGGGCCTTCGCCAGCGGGTGCGCCGGGTGAAGGCGGTGGCGTGGCGGCCGGAACCTCGGGAGGAATCTCGGCGGCGGGAGGCGTCAACGGAGCGGCGGGGCCGGTGGGAGTTTCGCCGGGAATGCCGGGGATGTCGCCCGGCACGGCTTGCTCGGGCGCAGCCTCAAGACCCTGTTGGGTCAACATATCTGTGACCTTCGGGATGAGCGGGGCAAACTCCCGCATGGCTACGATCACGTCCAACTGTTCGATGGCTTCGCAGATTTGCCGGATGTCTTCGGGGGCAAGCATGAGAGGTTCCTTTGTGGTTTGCGGAGTATTGACCGAGCCGCCGGATTCGTCGGCCGAGTAGTGTTTAGGTTTGGCGTCGTCGGTGGTGGGCGCAAAGACGCTTTCCGCTGAAGCGAAACCGGCCGCGTACTTCACCCGCCGCAAGCCGCCAAAGCTGGCGGAATAGAGATACTTCAGGTCTGCCCCGTCGTTGCCGGCATCGCATGGAATGAGCGGGGTAAGGCCGAGGTCAAGCCGTGGGGCCTCGGTGAGAAGAGAGAGCGGGTCAATCCACGCCGGCTTATCGTGTTCGTACCAGAGCTCGACGGATCGCCGCGGATGAGCGTTGTACTTGTCGATCTTGTCGCGGCGTATCCAAAGGTCCGCTAGAATCGCGTACTTCTGCCGACTGCCGGGATGGCCAAGCAAGCCAAGCCGATACGGCCCCATTGCCCCAATCACTTCTGGCTGTTCGCCGGCGTGGTCCTCGGGGTCGTGGGTATGTCCGACGCAGATAGCGGCATAGTCGCCCGAAGCGTCAATACGTTCGTTACCACGGTCGATTAGGCGCTGTAGGGCGTCTTGGTCAAAACGCTGCGGGTCGCCCTGTGGCGTCTTCGTTTCGTGTTCGGAGAAGATTGCGACGTTAGGGACGCGTATGTACTGATTCGACGGGAACGGATCGTCCGGGTTTCGGACGTTCGCTTTTGGCAGGCTTCTTTTCGATGCCAATACTACGGCCATATCGTCGCCAAGAAAACGAAATAGGCCCGCAAAGTAGGCAGGAAATCCTGCTAACCTTGCGAGCCTGATGGTTCAGTAACTCAGGGTATCAACGAAAAAGGCCCGAACTCTCGCGGGGAAAGTTCGGGCCTTTTTTGTAAAGTAACCCAATCGTCAAACGTCAAGATACCACAAGAGTGTAAAGAGTCAACCCCATAATCTGAAAATTATTGCCGCCAAAGAAATCTTGGATTTAGGGTAGTTCTTTGATACAATGCCAAGCATGACGGATTCTCACTGGGACTGTATTGTCTGCAACAAGCCGATCATGGTCGAGGATGGCGTTTCCCTGGATGGCACTACCGAGCTTCACGTATGCCGTTCTTGCTGGGGAAAGTTGTCTGCCGAAGAGAAGCTATCGCAGTCGAGGGCATGGAGAGAAACGACGGGTAGAATCGAGTGCTTGCAAGCCTTCTCGAAGCTCTGTAATGCAGCGATGGGGGCAAGCGCCCTGTCATACCTGACGCGGGGCGGTAATAGCTCAAACTAGCCTTGCCCGGGCACTTCTGGCGGGTACAATAAAGGCAATTCAAGAGGCCGGCCAGCTTCGCCCGATACTATGTCCTGCCGTCGTTGCTGCGCGCCTTCTGGTCTTGGCCGGCCTCGGGCGTGTGGTGGCGACGGCATTTGAGGCCGGCCATGATCTCCCGTACCAATTGGGGGCGTCTTCATCTTTTTTGTTGGGTGTGTGGAGTTACCTCCAATCTCCAAAACCACGATATTGCTCGCGGATGCCATCGGGCATCCGGTGCAAGGAATCCCGCAAACTGGGTTCGGTGCTGTTTTGAGTGCCACGATAGGCTAGGTGACTACGGCCAATGGCCAGTCGTTCGGCAACTTGCTCTAAAAATGTCTAGAGACGCAGCTTATTACAATCTAGCGGCCGTCAACGTCCTTCGCGGCCGGCAGGCGTTCGCTATCGCGCAAGACGAAGTAGACGCGGCTTTAGCGACGATTGAACCCGTGCCGGTCTATTTGGTCGATGCGTTCCGTTAGCGGCTTCTGTTATCGCTGTGCAAACATAACGGGCACTTCTTGCCGCCAGACCTCCCATTCGACGTTCTGCTGGTAGCGAGCTATCACACTGGACACGTCGGAGGAAACGGGCGACGAATAATCGCTTTTCTCCGGCTTGACTTCTTTGTCGGAATGGTCGATAATTGAGGCAGAAGACTCGCTTGCAGGATCGGTTTGGTCTTTATGGCTGCCCACCTGCCCAAAAGGCGAGTCTTCTCTTATTGCCTCGGTTACGTGATGATCGTAGAACCAATGGCCGTTGTTGTCTTCTCGGACGACGATTTTCACGTTGTGCGATATTCCTTCTAGGGACATAGACGCCCGCAAGTATTGAAACCTGCGGACGTTCTTTTCCTTTCCCACTGGATCAGCGTAACCGATAAGCGTTGCTTTTTCTAGCAACTCTGGCAATTTCGCCAATGCCTTCAGGGGCTTATTGTCTGGCATGTGACTTGCAACTTTGCGAATGCCCTTTGCAGACACCTTTATTTTTGTACCGGTCGCTTGGTTGACATACGTTTTTCCAGCAAATCGTTGCTTGGCCCAATCGAAGACGGCACGCCACGCCTTCTTGGATCGCCAATCAACATTCATTTCTTTCCCAGAAATTTCAATGGTTTCTGACTTCTCGTCGAACCGCCCATTTTCGTCCCTGGGATGTTTTTTATCGTCTTCCTTGGTCCACACAAAGGGCCTCCGACCAGACTTGGCATAGTATTCCGCGAACAGCCGGGCATACTTCTGGACGGCGTACTGGTGGCAATGGATGGAGAACTCGTCCCTGATCGCCCGTGCCACGCAATATCGACTATACCGTTCGGGACTGCCTGGCTTTACAAAGGGAACCTCTTCGAGGTCGTCTGCCGGGACAAGTTCTTCCTCCTGGTGAAGTTTGACGTACTGGGCTGCCTCGTTGAGCACGTCCTGGTCGTAGAGACTCGACGGCTGCTGTGCCCCTTCGCGCAGCAAGTCCCACAACTTGGCGGACCATTCGGTTTCGTCGTTGTCAAAGGCCGCCGGGTGGTGTCGCCCGATGGCTTGGGCGGTCTTGTCAAAGGCCACGCCTGATCGTGTTTTGATTGTGGAGTAGTCTTTTCCTCCGTTTTCCCACCGCTTTATGTCGTTAAGGGTCAAACCTGTGGCGCTTCGGGCGTCACGCTTGGCTGATTCCTGGTCGGCTTCTGTTTTTCGTCGTTCAGATAGAACGAATTTGGCGGCGTCCATGAGGTGGACTGGGTCTATCTCGTAATCGGTAGCGGTTTTTATAAGCCTGGATTCCTTGTCTTCGGCCTCGGCCTGCTTGGATTCGTCCTTACTGGCTGCAAGTCGTTCGGCGAGTTCGTTGGCTGTCTTATCCTTGGCCTGCTGTAGTGCCTGTTCTTGCTCGGGTGTGCGTTGCGGCTTGTTGACGACAGGCCGTGCCTGGGCCATTGGCGACCCCTTGGTGAGCGGATGGCCGGTAATTGGCGAGATATTAGGGCCAGGCTTCGCTGGCTTCCGTGCCACCGCTTGTTTTGGTGCCTTGGCCACCAGCGAGATATTCCCTGTCTTTTGATCCTGTTCGATCTGCCCGACCTCACTGAGGGCAAAGAAGGCGGTTAGGAAGTCGTCCTTCGGTATGCCCATTGCCTTCCAAAGCCTATTTCCGTTCTGTGGGCCCGTCTTGATCGCGTCCAGGATGTATCGCTTGTGGCCCTCTAGCCGTCTCTTGCCTTGGGTGGCTACCCGCTGATGCTGGTCAAAGTCCTGGCGGGCTATCTCGTCTTCAACCTCCCCGGCGTCGTGCTTCTGGAGTCGCTGCCATTCGGACTTTCTCCCGGCCGGTCGGGCGTACCAATCTGGGCCATGTTTGGCAACATCAAGGCGTTTGCCGTCAAGCTCTACGGTATGCGTTTTGCCCTGGATATTCGGGCCTTGGGGCGTCTTGGATGAAGAAGCGGGTGATGCGTCCGCCCCGCCACCGGCCCCCTTGGAAACGAACTTGCCGCCTTTTGCCGATCCCTTGCTGCCTCGTGGGTGCTTTGTCTCTTCGAATCGGTTCTCTCGCGGCGCCAAGGCGTAGTGCTGCGACTGCAAAGCGGCTTCCAGGGACGGCGGCTCGACGAGTGGTACGCCAGCCTGCCACAGGGCTACTGTCATTTGGTCT